TCAGTATATTGTCTTTATTCCTAATGCTGTTAGTTTTTATAAACAAAACAGCAAGATCCAAGGAAATTCCTTTCCATGAACAATTGGATATGTCAATACGATGTGATAGGAAGACATTGACCAGTAACGGGTCATTGCCTTACCTCTGGGGACCACTTAAAATAGATTCCAAATTTAAGACTGCCGGTCTTGAGCTTGACCCAGACAAAGTATTGATTATTGATCAGGATGGTAGACCAGTCCGTGATTCTCAAGGAACTGTGGCAGTAGGTATGAACTTTAGTGTTGTACCTTTTGTCTACAGACCCTCACAGAAAAATGGAGTGAAGGCTGCCATCACTAGAGTGAAGGTTAAAACCCCTAAAATGAATGAAGAACTATGGGGTGAAGGTGTTTCATTGTTTGCACCTTACATAAATGTAACATGGGATGGGGACTTTATATTAAATAGTCCAGATCCTGATGCTGACACAAATGAATTCAAAAAGGTAACCAAGGAAGAATGGTTAGCTAGATTTCCTGTTAACAAAAGGACACGTATAATTGAAGCTGGTGAAAAGGTTAAAGCTGGTGCTATTAACAAGAAACAGTTTAATTACACGGGTTTTGTTAAGCAGGAAAAACAGCTAGGTTTTACACCAGAAGACTGGGAGTGTCAAAAGCCCAGAATGATATATGCCATTGACTGGTTTACCAAGTGGATTTTCGGAACATGGTTTTACAATTATTCCATATGCATAAAACATTTACTTAACCCTAAATGTAGGGTTTGGTACTGTAGTGGATATGGTGTTGACACGTTCAACAAATGGTTTACTGATGCCATATCAGAACTTGGGAAAGTTTTGTTCATATGTTCAGACTTTTCTAAATATGATATTACACAGGTACTCAGGGTTATCATAGATAATTGTAAACGTTACGAAAAAGCAGGTGTCAAGTATGTCCACGACCAAGCGTGGAAGTGGTACAAAGAAGCCAAAAAAATATACTAAGTTATACGGAAATGGATTTAGAATGAAATTTGCCGGTGCTCAGAAATCAGGAGATTTAGACACCAGTTTGGCAAATACCATTAACGTAGGTAATTCTATTGTATCATTTTACATCAAACATGACTTGTTAGACAAATCAAGGATAGCAATACTAGGTGATGATAACTTTACCATAATATCAACTGACGCAGTCCTGAAAAAATTTGGTTCAATTGAGTTGTTTCAACAAAAATTAACTGAATGGGTTTCGGGATGCGGCTTTGTTTTTAAATGTCTAGTTACAGAAAAGCCAGTATATGCAGAATTTCTCTCAATGAAATTTTATCCTGTTGATGGGGGTTGGGCAGTTGGTAAGAAACCAGGGAGATGTCTGGCCAAAATCGGACATATGCTGAAAAAGAATGATACCAAACGTGATTATAGAGCCATGTACAAAGGTACTCTATTATCATATCTGCCGACTTCCAATCATGTACCATTTCTTAGGAAGTATATCAAAATAGCACTCGAACATTTGACCGATGTTAATGCAACATATGATCATTTGGATTGGAGTGCACTTTTACATGAACAAAATGCAACTATCCATGAGGCTAATGTGGATACTTGGGATTATTTCCAGGAAACGTATGATTTGGATGAACAAGATGAAAGTCTCTTTGAAACTGAATTGAGATCAGCAATCAAGGAGCATGGTTTCACATGTTATATTCATTCTGAAGCTGTCCTCAGAATGATTAAAACTGAAGCCATCCTCTAAGGAGGCATAGCCACCATTCAAGCTTGGTGGCCATTAGATTAATTCAAATCTATAAAATGAAGAAACAAAGACAAAAGAGAATGCCTAAGAAGGGCAAGTCTAAACGTCAGAAAAGACGTCAAAATCCAGTGAACCGAAAGGTGGTTTCTATGCCGAGATCTAAAGGATCAATCATGGGAACTAGCAATAAGTTCAAGGAAATTAGGGTTCGTCATAAGGAGTTCATTACAGACTTAGTGACTGTAGAAGCTGATAATTGGCGAAAAACAGTTGAAGTGAATCCAGGTTTGGAAACCTGTTTTCCATGGATGAGCAGAATTGCGGCAGGATTTGAAAACTATGTTTTCAATTCTATCAAATTCAGCTTCGTCACTTCAATGGGTACAAGCAATAATGGCTCTATAGCACTTATACCAGACTATGATGCCGAAGATGACAACAGTACACAAACAAAAGTTCAACTCTTGTCTTATGCTGATAGCAAGAGAGGTCCGATATGGTATGATTTAGCTATGGCTTCTACAAAGAAGAATTTGCAGAAAAGGAAAGAGTACTATGTGAGGATTAGGAGCACTACTGAAAATAAGAAATTATTTGATGCAATGAGCCTAACCATATTAGTAACGGGTATAGCTGCATTGACCATGGTCGGTGAACTTTGGGTGGAATATGATTTAACACTGATGACTCCACAATTGGAGCCTGAACCAGTAGAAGATTTTATTTTCACCACTGTGGGGAATACAGTTGATGAACCATTCACCAACCTCACAGAGATACACAACACGATAGGAGCAAAGGTTTCAGGTAATACTACTCTAGCTATTGAAGAAGGGTCCGATTACATTATAGATACTACTGCCAAAACCGCGACTGTTTGTAATATAAATGATGTGCCTGATGTCACAACATCTATACTTAGTAAGGTTAACGCAACAATAACTAGATTACATGAAATGTCTGATGATCCTATGAAGCGTGTTGCTGTCTCTTGGTTGATACGCATAGCAAAGGGTATTAGTCAAGCAACTCCTTATATCTTACAATGGTTTGGATTCACTTACGGAACTTCTTTTAATTACTTGGATTGGCGCATGAGGTCAATTAGTACTGAAGAAGCTAACGCAATTGAATCTTTAGCTAAAATAAGATCAGAGAAGGAACAAAAAGAACGCATTAAAGAAGAACTAATTAAATCATTGGAAAAAGACTCTTCGTCCAAGCTTTAGACTTATTTGAAGAATCTAATGACACCAACATGCTAGTGATGGGCATTGAATGGTTTTAAAATAACGTCACGAAGAGAGCACACTCTGCAAAAGCGCTGGGGAGCTACCGACACGCCTCTCACTATTAAACCCAGGGGAAACTGGGATGTTTGAGGATTGAATGCC